TTGGGATAATTTTTTGTAAAATTCTTGTTTATTATTCATCTCTTACCTCTATTTAATTATTGTACAGTATTGATATTGTTTTACTATTATTTTTTTGTCATTAATTAATTTTAAAATCACCTCGTTTTTTATATTTTTTTTAACTTCATCAATACTTATACTACTGTTAATTATATTATGTAATTGTGAATAATCAAGTACTTTTTTTATGTCTTCTTTATCTTCATTATTGATAGATATATACATATCATCATGTAGTTTTAATTTGTTTTTATTGTCGTTATAAATAGACACAAATTTATCTTTTTTTAAGTAATTTAAAATTTTTATTATTGTTGCGGAAATCAATTTATTTTTGCTTAAATGGTTGTTTAAATTGTTATACAATTCAATTAATTCATCTATATTATCAGTTTCATTATCAATTAATTCATTAAGTTGAGTTAATACGTTGTTTAGATTTCTGTTAATATCGTTATATAGCATTGAGTTCGACTGTTACATAATCGTCAATAATTCGTTCATATTTTAGAACATTTATTTTGTTGTGTAGTCTCAATAAATAACTGACACATAATGAAATATTTATCATGCTACCACTAAGCAATAAATAATCGTTTAATGGGTCAAAATTATATAATTTATTTTTTATTTCTTCTTCAATTATTTTTTTTTCTTTTGCTTCTGAAATTAATGGGAAATCTTCCTGTGTAACAATTTTTAAATCAATAATGCCTTTTTTGTGTTTAGCTTTAAAAAAATTTCTTCCCTTGTCGTATTGTGCAATATATACATAACCATATGCCATCTCTACACTCTCCTATATATATTATTATGCAATTTTATATAAAGTTTTCGAAAATGTCAAATGGCACGATACACGTTTTAACTAGTTTTATTTTTGTATCGTTAATAAATATTTTCATCCAAACAAAACAAGCTTCATTTTTATTAAATTCCTCGTAAAAATCACTTTTTTTTAAATCAAAAAAAATAATTTTGTTTTGTACAAAATCTAAAAATAAATCGAACTTAAAACAAATGCATTTTGTGCGTTTACCTTTATACTTGTAATACTGAATTACTGGATAACCTTTAATTATTTTTTTACGCATTAATAAATTATCTCCGCATGAAAATTTGTTTAAATTCTCTTTGAAATAATATAAAACAATTTTTTTAATTATTTGTTTTTTTTCTAAGTATGTTTTGTTTGTTGTTGTGATGTTTTGCAATCTGTTTTCAATGTAACTTTCATATATTTTTTTTTTAACTAGTTTTAAAAAAATTTCAAAATGATAAAAAACTTGATTTTTAAAGTTAGTTTGATTAATAAATTCGTTTAATTCTAAAAAAAAACTATAATTATTATATGTAATTTTTATTTTTTTTGAATAATTAGTTATAATTTTTTCTAATGTACATTTTTCAAGAAAATTAAGCGTTTTTCTTTTTTCGTTTTCTAATAAGTTATGGAAATAATCTGAATCAATCCTCATGTTTTGTGCCAACACAAAAAAATCGTCATATAAATATGGTTTTCGTTCAAAAATAAAATACTCTTTTTTAGTTTTGGTGTTAAAAAATGGGATTTCAACATTATTTTTAAATAAAATTGTGTCTTTTTGATTTATTTTAATTATATTTAAATACGTTAATAATTCTTTTACGGTTTCTTTTTTAATTTCATATTTAAAAAATATAAAAATATACGCTAAAACTGTCGTTTTTCTGTATAGTAAAAAATAAAACTTATTAGTTTTTAAATTTTCATTAATGGTATTTAAATTAAGGGGCATAAATTCTGAATACGATTTATACTCAAAAACAAAAAAGTTGCTTTTATCTTTAATTTTTATTATTTTTTTTTCTTTACCTGAAAAATGTTTTTTTGCTTCTGTCTCTGTTACATCTGAATTAAAAAATCTAACAAATTGGTCAACGTCTCTCATCTCTACCCCTTAACAATGCAACTAACTAGCGATTAATACTTTTTTACTGTATTCTCCTACGGTTGAAAGAATTACACAAGCAACTCTAACATATAACGTTCCTGTCGCCGATATTGTTTCGGTTTCTGTTGTTGGTGTAGACACATCTACCCATGTTTGATTGTCCGTCGATTTTTGAACTTTATAGTTATTAATATTATTAGTTTTATTCCAGATTGCAATAACACTTCCTGAACCTGCAACATTGGTTAATTTTAGCCCTGATACTTTAGGCACTAAGCTACTAGGTATCGTTGTTTGATTCATTAATTCAATAGGTTGCGTTTGTGCCGGTGGTGTGCCTGTGTCGGCTGTATATATATCATCAAGGTATTCAACACATTCGATATCAAAAAATTGATTATTATTTTTAGGTGTAATCTTAGTAATAATTAAATCTTTTGCATAATTGTTTGTATTACCAAAATTATAAATAGTAGGATTTTTGTAATTTAAATCTGTAATAAACGTAAAATCTGTAACATCGGTTGAAAGTATAGCTTCGTATTCTGTTGCTCCTTGCGTTACTTCATGTGGTCCTGATACAGCCCCGTTAGGTTTTTGAAACAACATATAAAAAGGTGAACTCCCGCTAAAATCTAACGGTTCATAAGTTGTAATTGTTGTACCACTTTTACTTTTAATTTGTCCGCCTTGCCCCCAGTTTGGTAAATCAAAACTAATTGCAACACGGTCATATATTAAAAGATTGTGTCCAATCATTTCCGTAGAAAAATTAATTGTTTTTTTAAGTTTTAATAATTTTTTTTCTAAATATTGGCTTTCTCGCCATGCTTGTTCATAATTAACACATCCAAAAAAATCAACTTCTTGATACTTGGTTGCATTTCCATTACTTTTAACTTGTGATGGTTCGTAATTATTATTTTCGTCTATGTAATTAATTAAAATACCGTTTGGTGTGTATAAATCTGAAAACGTGTAATTAATTTTAAATGAATCGGGTAAAATATTGTTAGAATTAAACATCGCTTTACGTGTGCTTTGTGATTCATCTCGAACAAAACTTAAAATTTCGTTAAAATAGTATGGTTTACATCTGCCAACTCGTGCAATTTTGGAAATTGCTTCAAAGATTGAACTTGAACTGTCAAAAATGCCGTCAAACGTATCCCCTCGACTTGTCCAAGTACTATCAAGACTTAATAACTTAGTTAAATCTAAATCCGCATAACTTCTATTTCCGCCATAGTATGACATCCATACATCCGCCAAAGCCCAAGCAATAGATCGTGTTGCTGTTGGGGCTGACCATGTTGTACCGTTATATATATTTAATTTTCTGGTAGTTACAACTGACACATCATTTAATTCAAAATTGTTGTCTTCATTAGTGTTTGTGATCTCAACACTTAAAAGACTTTTATCGCCGTAAAATTTTATATTTGGATATTTAACTTTTATTCGTTTAATTTTTACTTGATCGGATATATCCGTCCAAAATCCTGCAAGTCCTTTGTCGTTATACAAAATACATTTGTATTTGGAATAAACGTTTGTTTCATAAGTTCCATTTTTAAAGATAGAATTAGTATTATAAATATGTGGTGTATATTTTTTTTTGGTGTGGAATTCTTCAATAGAATATATTTTTGATACTGAATCTATCCATTTACCATAAAGCCCAGATATTGGTTGATATGTGTAATTTTTCAGCTGAACAAAATTATTAACATATATTAATCCTGTTCTTGCTGTGGTAAAGGTTACAATTCCATTAACATAATCTATTGAACTAATTTCGTTACTCGGGACAATGTTATAACTTCCTGTATATTCTGTAATATAAAAATCGTTCCCAAAAGTTAAATTACTAAAAGAAGGGAATTTAATTGAACTTAAATCAGTATTATTAAGCCAATTTCTTTTTGTTATTGACGCCTGATATTGATTGCTTCCAATGTGTGTTAGTTCTTCTTCATAAGTTAATTGATAATGAGTTGTTATTTCTGTACCGCTTGAATCAATTGGAACTAAATACCCTCCAGCATTAACAAAAGGGTTTAATTCTGTATATATTACTCCATCGGTATCATATACACCTAATTTTTGTGGAACGTGTAAATCTATTTCAAGATTAAAATCATCATTGTAAAAATTGTCTATAATGAATGTTTTGGTGAACGTGTTTTTTACAAAATAAGGTAATGCAATATCAGCACCGCTTGAATCTTTAATATGATAAAACGGATTAGACTCAATATCGCTAGTTTGCCAAATTGAGACGTTTTGTAACGTTGCCCCTGAACTTGCCCAAGCTGTTACGTCTTTTAATGTTATAACTGATTGCACAGTGTTAACTCCATCTTGAATAGTATCTATTTCAAAAACACCGTTATAATCTGTGTTTGTTTCATGAAATATCCTAATTTCATCATCTTCAACAAAATTTTTAGTTGCAAAATAAAGTTTGTAATGCAACGGTGTTGCTGTATTAAATGTAATCGTTTTAGCTGATTTATCAAACACAACGTCATAAGGTTCATATATTTGTGATCGACTCCCTGAATTAATATTAACATTTTGAATTTCTTTCAATGTTAGAACATTATCATCAAAACGAGAAAAACTAGCGTTCGGGGTATGTAATACAGTTGAAACATCTGCATTATTTAACACACTTGTTTTTCCAAAAAAAATGTCATTTAATTCATGTTCGCCATGACCTAAACATAACAAATACCTTACAACTGCTGTATTGTTTTCATGTCTAATATATGGAGCTGACGCTAAATCTGGATACCATTTTATTTTTCCGTATTGATTAGGTATTGTTTCGCCTAGTCTAGCTATGTTAGAACTTAATCTCGGGTCATAATTTTTTGATTTTTTTTGATCTATGTTATATAAATTTTCTGGTAGGTCTAAATCTGGATCTGGTGCCGGAGAAAAAAAATGGACTACTGCTCCTATTGATACTGCTCCTATTGCCATCGCCACGATATTGCCTTCTAACTCAATAAAAATATTACAAATATCATTACCATTTAATAAGTAATCATAATTTTCTTTATCAACTATTGTTCCGTTTAACGTAATTTTTAATTTTTTATTTACATAATTTTTTCCAAAAAAAGTTAATAAAAACGTATCTATTCTTATATTTTTTGTAAATTGGTAATGACTTTTGACATCCGTATCAAACGGATTTTCAAAAACGTTAATTAAAATATTTTCTGACATCGGTAAAATTCCATTTTTTTATATCCATTTATTTTTAAGCGTTGTATGTCATTATACAACAAACCTACATTATTTAAAAAATGATAACATCCGTTTTCAAACCATATCCCCACATGGTGCATTTTATTATTTTTGGACAACAACACAATACAGTTATCTTCTGGAACGTCTATTTTTTTCCAACATTCAACGTTTTCTTTTTCGTTTTCAATAACGTGTACAATTGATTTATATTTATCTACATTTACATAATCAATTTTAAAATCAAAATTAAATTTTTTTTTATAAAACTTTTTTACAAAATCAAAACAATTACTACAATTTAAAAAATAAGTATCATATAAATTAATATTTTTCATTTACTAATAATTAAATTTTGGAATGTATTATCATATTTAACATTTGGAAATTTTGCGTTATTTAAATTTAAAAAAACAGCTTGTCCTGATATAGAATAATTATCTACACTCACATTTTTAAGATATAACTTGGTCGGGTCTGCCTGTGGTGTTGTAGTATCACTAGCTAAATATACTCTATATATTAATTCAATAGGATTATTATTATCATCTAATGACGTGTTTTCGAGCATATTAACAAGCGTTGTATTAACTGCGTCTATGTTAATATTGATATATTGATTGCCTTGTGAATTTTTACTTGGTCCATCAATAGTGAAACTATATTTTTGAAATGTTGTCAAAGGTCCGCTATTTTCAAGATTAGCAACAAAATCTTCATTATTTTGAACTATATAATAAGGGCTTGAAAACGTTGTATGATTAAGTTGCAACGTATGCA